TTGGATGACTCTGGATACTATTATTATGCAGATGGAATATGTTATACATTGGCATGGGAAAGTCTCAAAACTGCGAGAGCAACAACACTCTACAAATTGATACTATGTCCAGGGAAAATAAAATTTTCACGACCATTACGAACAACATCTTGTGTTCTCCCACAATCTCTTTTGACAAAAATGCAGATAACCGAAGTCACCAGTCAACGCTTATTGACCGTTTTGAAACGAACACATGGGGAACCATGGGAAATTCATAACGAAATGTACGCAAAACTGAGGAACCAAGGTGTGGGAAAACAACCAAACAAGAATGCTTACCAAGTTTTAATGGATTCTGCCAGGAAAATGAATAATTTACCAACAACTCCAAGCATATTGCTACACACAGTATCTCTCGCTTTCGTTCATAATGCCGAAGATTTAAATCAAACCCAAGAAGCCATGTCAGTGGTAAAAGACATGTTAGAAGGGGTGGGATATTTAAATTATGTTAAAAAATTACGACCAACACTACAACAAATCTTTCAACACTGGATCAAGAAAATGTCCGGTTGGTTTGTGATGATGTTGGCGTTGTTGCTTTCATCCTTCGCTTCATTATTAAGTTTATATCCACGTGGATTAAACCGTTTCGTAGAATACACAAAATGGTTGTTTAACAGGAACCGGAAAGCCAAAGCCATAACAAGTGGAATGACATATGAAATTCCTTTGAAATGGACAAGTGATCCCGTTCTAGTAACACGTGAATGGAACCAAGCCCGAAAAGACAATGCTGCACGTCTGAAAACGCATCCCCATCCCTCTCCTCTTGAACCAGGAGCTCAGGAATTAAAGCATCTAACCACATACAAGATATACAACGAGGTGAACATATTACCGAACTTGAAACCCGGTAAAGCACCAACACCGTTGATAATCTGTGAAGGTGTCGGTTTCGCGAATACACCATCTTCAACAAGTGATTCAAACAAGATATCAGCCATCATGCATCGACTAATGCACGGACTAGAACATTCGAATCAAGAAATGGTACTTGAAGATTGCTTCGCGAAACAAACATGTATAGATTTGGGAATAATTCCAGACACAAAATATGGATTGGAATACATAAAGAACAATCCAGTATGTGATATGGTAACCTTTGCTAATACTGAGTATGGAGGTCGACATGACAAGAGCAAATTGGCCAAGTACCTAGCAGCCGCCAAGAAAGTGAACGAAACGGAAGTACAAGACGAATTTTATGTTGAATGGTTTGTAAAAGGAGAGAACGCTCCTGCAAAACAAGACAACAATAAATGCCGCGGTATTTTCGTCCCACTAGACACTTGGTCCTGTAGGACGGCCCCTTATTTGTATCGGTTAACCAAAATGGTGGTAAACTATACGCAACTTCCAGATAAGAAATCAACAGTGACAATAACATCAGGAATGATGGGACCAGAACTGGGTGATTGGATGTTGGCAACCACCGAACATTTTGGTGAAGACTATTTCATTATGGAAATAGACATTTCCGCCTTTGAAGCCAATCAAACATTTGAACAAAATGCAAGTTGGTTTCAATACTACCGGGAGATGACAGCCGAAACAAATGGAGGAGATGATTTCTCTTATTTGATGGGACTTTCCAATATCGTTGATTTTAAAGAAAAGATCAATCGAGCTGGAACAAGGACAGCCTGGAATTTAGTTGCCCGACGACATGGTGGGATGCCGTCGGGGGTTCCAGATGTCACATTAAGGAACTCACTAAACTCGACCAAAGCGATGGTGGGTTTGTGCATTTCCTTGGGATTACCAAAAGAGGCCTTGAAAAATGGCGAAGGAATTCGTTCCTTAGTCCTGGGTGACGACAATTTTTCTTGTATAGACGTGAAATACC